GCTTCGAAAATTATTTCATGTCCGCGCGTAAGCGAGTTTTTTGTGAAGAGTTTTGCGGTGAATTCTAGTGATAACTGAATTGCGATCGGTTCCAAGACCGATTCATAAAAAGCATTCCACTGATCTTCCGTGTAATCGCTCTGTACGATTGATGCGTTGATGTTGAAATATTTGTACACCTTCGATTCGATGAGTTCCATCTGTTTTGAATCAACCATCATCGGGTTTGTCTTCAGTTCTTGATATTCGGCTTTCGAATCCAGTGCAGCAATGCCACCATTGTTTTCCATCGACATATAATCTTTCACAAATGCGTCACGCTGCGCCTTTAGATCTTCCGGCTTGAGCATTGATTGAGTGAACTTAATCAAGCCGCGCAAGTATGCGGATGTTTTGACTGCGTTGATGATGCCTTCGTTTGACGTGTGAATGAGTTCAGTCGTCGGTAACAAAGTTCGGGCATTGCTTTCGCCGAACATGTCATCTTTGTTGAAGTGCTTCCGTAGATGGATCACGTCCGAGTACGGTACGACAAGTTTTTTACCACTGGCAAGTAAGAAATGCACGAATGCTTCATCATTATGTGTTTCCATAAACTCGACCATCGAGAAATCAATCGGATAGAAAGCAATTGGCTTTCCTGTATCGTCCCGAATAATGAGCGCGAACGCGTTGTTTTGGAGTTCTCGTTGCGTCACCATCTTGTATAGAAAATCATAGGCGTTCATGTGTTCGTTTGGCCGATGCGACAATAACCAGTTTTCACTTGAATTCGTAGAATTAATACCGGTTTCTGTTCGAACGATATGCTTTGCGGTCAATTTGGCTGCGTTTGATGCAATGGCATGGACTGCGCTTCGAACGACGTCCGAATGATACAGATCATCCGGCGCTTTTGTGAAAACCGGGGTGAATCCGCTCATGAGCCTCATTCGTGTGTGTTCGTTCGCTTGCTGCACTTCTGCTTTGTATCGACCGAACAAACGGTCAAAGATTGTTCGTACTTCCAAGTCCTCACCCCCTTCCCTCATAGCATGTTTCTATAATTTTCGTAGTTCTGATGAAGGACGACGTATGCGATCAAGAGCGATACCATGCCGTCAATCCGTTGACGTTGTGACACGCCTTTGACTGGCCGAATGTTGCCGTTCTCGTCCGTTTTCACGCTTGTATTGGTTAGACACCATTTCAAGATCGGGTTGTTGTTGTAAATGACCTGGTTCATTCGAAACTCTGATTCGAGTTCCTTCATCGGGGTGCTTAATGTCTTGTAACCCTGTCGTACCTCGACCATGTCGAAACCGGTATCTTTCATTTCAAGTGTCCAATATTGAGCGTTCCAACTATCGAATCCGACAAAGAGCGGCCGAATGTCGTACTCGTTGATCATCTTGATAAACCATTGTGTCACTTGCGTATAATCGACTCGAGCGCCTTCTGTAACGGTCAGAAGTCCACGGTCGCGCCACTTGTCATAAGGTATCTTGTCATCGATGATTCGTTTTTCAAGCCCCTCTTCAGGCAAGAAGTATTGCTGAATGACATACTTCGTTTCGTTACCCGGCTTCATGAGAATGAGCGTGGCGCACGTCAAATCGGTCGTACTGGATAAGTCAGCACCACCGATTGCATATGAACCGCGAACGTCTTCAAGATCGAACGTGGTTTCGTTATTGATTTCATCGTAGGCAAGCCATGCGCCGGCCACCGTTTCACGTACGTTAAAGTCTTTCGTGAGGATCCCAGGCAAATCTTTCGGGTTGTTCTTGGCGCGCTCGACCTGCTCAGTTATAAATTCAATCTTCTTGATTGATCCAAGCCCGGGATTCGCTTTCTTCCAACACTTCCAGTCCGACCATTCTTTCTTGTCGTCCAATTCGTAAAGGACCGGCAAAAACCGTTCGTCCTTGATCACACCGTCTGCGACCTTAGCTGCATATTCGTACATGTCATCATAAATCGATTCCCGGACAGTACCAGCTGTGGTGATCATCACGAGCAACGGTTGATTACGTGCTGACATCCCCTGCTTAAGGACCTCGTACAAGTTCCGATCCTTGATTGCGTGTAATTCATCGATGACGGCAAGATGCAAGTTCAAACCATCTAGCGTATTCGAATCAGATGAAAGGGGGTTCATCGTCGAAAATGTGAGTGGAAAGTAAATGTCGCTCTTACGCTTCTTCAGATGCTTGGATAGGTATGGCGATTGCCGGACCATGTTCACGCATTCGTTAAAAACGATTGCCGCTTGATCTCGCTTGGTGGCGGCAGACACGACTTGCGCACCACCCTCGCCGTCAGCAATTTGCATATAGAGCATGATTCCTGACAAGAGCGTGGACTTACCGTTTTTCCGAGCGACCAAAAAGAATGTTTCTTTGAAGCGTCGTACGCCGGTCAGTTTATGGACAAATCCGAAGAGTGCAGCAATGAATGCTTTTTGGAATAGGTCCAGTTCAACATCTCGGCCCATCCACTCACCTTTCGAGTGCTTGCAAAACTGTTCGATAAATTCAATCGGTTTATCCGCTCTCGATTCGTCGTAAATCCATTCGCTGTCCGGGTCGGGGTTACGAATCTCTTCCGCAAGTTTCAAATAAATCTTTTTGACCCGCTTCGAAGTAATCTCTTTACCGCTTTTCAGCTTGTCGGCATACTCTAAAATCCAGTTAGTCATAACTGATCACTTCTTTTTCAGGAAGGCGAGGAGTTGATCTTCCTCCGTTGATTCAATCGCCTTCGGTTTCGGTACCAAGTCGCTCAACTGCTTCATGATCGACTGATAGTTTTTGTTCAGCGTGTTATATAACCGAGCCACCGGACGTTCGCGCTCGTATGGTTCAGTTTTTTCGGACTGGCTGAAGAATTCAACGAATCCTCGCTCGTCCAGATCCGCCTCCATGTCCTCGAGTGACACACGCATAAAAGCCGCTCGGTGAATCAGACTATCAACAGTCGTCTTCACATCGGGCGGCATATCTTTATAAATCTTTTTGATGCGATTGTACTCTTTTCGAACGCGTTTTTTCTTCTCTTCGCGCTCTTCATCCGACATTCCGTTAAGATTCAAGCTGATTCACCTCACTTTTGGGGGAGGGGGGTCATACGCAACCCTTTCCGAGGTTTTTGAAGCCCCCACTTCGGTGGGTCCGGCAGCCCCTTTTATATTCAGACCCGGGGGGATAACGTTTTTTATTCTTCTATTTCTTTATCGATTTCTGCTAATTCATCCGCTAATGCGTCCAAATGCTTTGTAATTGCTTTGATTTGCTTAACTAGCGTCGATGTATCTGCGCTCACCGCAATCGCGATTGTCTGATCTTCTTTACCGCTCATCACCCTCACTCCTCTGGATAAGATTGCCGGCATCGTCGAACATCACATCACGTCGTGTCACTCCACCTTTTTCAAAGTGTTCTTGGTTGTGACATGTTTGACAAAGCAATTCCAAGTTTTCATGATTCAGTGTAATACTCGGATCATCTACATTCGTGTGATCGATATATTCTTTGTGATGAACGATACCGCCTGGTTTACTGCATCGTTCGCATAAGCCGAATACTGATTGAATGTAAGATGCTCGGCACTTCTTCCAAGCACTGGACCAATAGAACTTCTTGGCCGCTGCTGTATGCTTCAGTAATCCCACCACCTTTGCCATATAAAAAAGCCACCGAATCCGCTTGGTGGCTTGATGTTTCGTTCTCACGACCTGAGAACTATTAAGTTTTTTAAGAGTGAACTGCGAGAAGACACAATCACTTGCGGCGTGTATGCGACCCTCTACGACCCAATTATCACACGCTTCTCGATGACTGGAGTATCAAATTCGTATCAAATTCGTATCATTTTAGTATCATGTTTTTCGATTGTTCACGACTGTTTTGCTCTTTTCATTGTTGTATTAGCTGTATGTGAAATAATCTGTTTCCAGTCACTCCCGAGCTCATAACCGTGTCTGCGTCTGTATAGCTGATACCCGACGACGTCAATGGTGTCACCGACCTGAGCATCCGTGTCGTGCAACCATTGAACGAACAATGGGTTGATCCTGATAGACGAGGAAGGATGGACACCCTCGAGGTGCCATTCTTTGACCGTCGTCTGTCTCGGCGGTTTAACTTTCGAGCTATGGGCCGTCTTATAATAGGCAGACAGAAGTTTGTTGTAGCTTGGCTTATCCGTCGTTATCATCCGATCGTTACCTCACCAAAAATGACGATGTAGAGAATCATGCATACGAACAGATAGCCCATGAAAACCATGAATTCATTCCAATCTTGTTTCATCTTTCCAGTTCCTCTCTTATGTGAATTAATCGAAAAATCCTCGAGTCCGTTAAACCCGAGGATCCAGTTGTTATTCGTGTCGATTAGATGATGAGGATGCGTTCGTTTTCGACATCCTCTCTGAGCGCGTCAGCCAAGAACTCTTTGATGTTTTCGATGGCTGCATTTCGCCATTGGCCACCGTCTGCTTCAAAAAGCGCCGCCGTCGGGCCTTCCTTCATGCGGAAGATGAACTGACTCTCCACCTGTTCGACCTCGACGAATGTGCGATATGGTGCGAGCGTGACCGGGTTCGGTACCGCGACCTTACCAATCGTGGCGACTCCGGTCTTCGCGCTGACGACTTGAGATACGCCGTCATCCTGAAGTGTCTGGATGTTCTCTTCGACGACGGAGCCGCACACTTTGAGCAGGACATCGCGGTCCTCGTTCTTCACGAAGATCGACTGCAGCTTGATGTTCATCTGCTCCATGTCGAGGAATCGCTCGAACGGGTATTGCGGCAACAGCGCCTCCGATGTGACGTAACGGCTGCGGCGTCCCTGATCGTTCAGACGGCCGTAGAGATGGACTGTCGTCGGGCTCTCGACATGGATGAGGTATTTGTCACCGTCGTTCTCTTGGACGAAGGTCGTGTCCTCGTCGATCTCACTCAAGACATAGCGGACGAGCGATTGGAGTGAGTTGACCTTGACCGTGTTCGCCGTTGGGGCGTCCAAGCGTTCGACGCTGCGGCTGACGAATGTCTGTGACTTATGATTCACTACGTCCACTTTCCCGTGTTGTTTGATCCAGTCGAATGCGTCTTTGAGGATTGTCATGATTGTTTGCTCCCTTGTCTGTTGGATTGGTTGGTCGATTTAACAGCTATATTTACCGGACACGAGCCGGGGCGCTCGGCCCCGTTCTCATGAACACTGCGATTACTTCGTCTTGCGGAAGTCGATGACGGTCGATTCGGCAGCAATGTTCGTGTCCTCGAGCTTAGTGCCGTCATCATTGACGATTTCACCTGAGTCGACGTCGACCATGTATTGCCCCGGCATCGCCGATTTGAGCTCACGACCGATGACCTGTCTTCCATCGTGGCCGATCATGAGCGACGCGGAGACTGATGCCGCAGGGACCAGAGTCGATTTGACGGACGTGACGACGTCGGCGAGCTCACGGCGATGGTTCGATTCGAGTTCGAGTGTGATTGTCACCTTGCGCTTTTTCGTCGCTTCCGTGTTTGGGTCTTGGATGTTCTCGAGCACCTTTCCGATTTCTGCGTTGACGCGTTCGAGCAATGCCCCGTCCGCAAAGTTGTTCAGGTCGATGTGTTTGTACATGATTTATTCCTCCGATGTGTGTGATTTGAATGTTAGTTCCTCGGCGATTGGGTCAAGGTAATCGAGGATGATGCCGTTCCGGCTGTGAATTCGATGTGTCTGACGTTCGCGGAACCATTCGATAGGGATAGACTTACGCTCGGTGCTATTGCGCCATTTGAGGGCATCCTCGGCTTCCAAGAGATACGTCTCACTATGGACCTCGAAATGCACGAGAAGGAACGACATCCCGCCGAAGTCGAGCACGCGTCTCAGTTCCGTGTATTGTTCGTCAGACACCTTGTCGACGGACAGATAGTTCTTCCGCGTCGACTTAGCATCAAAGGCGATGAAGCGTCCGTCCACGGTGCCCATGTAGTCGAGCCCGCCACTCCGTTCGAACCAGTGTTTCTGGATGGTTCCCTTTTTGTCGCGCTGGATCTTCGATTCCGGGAACGTCTTCCGGACGTGGGCGATCCGTTTCAAACGGTATGTGTGGTTCGCCAGATCGACCATCTGCTCAAAGCGTTGCCCGCGGTTGCGTGGGCTGATCTTCATAATCTCCCTCCCCGAATGTCGTCCCAGAGGCCAAAGATGTCGGCCACCCTGCCGAGCAGGGCGTCACGGTCGTTGAAGTAGCTCTGTCGGTTCCCGTAACCGAGTTCTTGGATGACGATCGCGTCGGTGTTGCGCAACCCTTTCCGGAAACGGAGGTCCCAGATTCGGACCAGATCCGGCTGCGTCTCCTCGAGCAGCTTGCGGAGATAGACGAGGTCTGATAGTTCGGCGAGCGCGTGGTCGAGTTCCTCTTTGGCGAGTACTGCCTTCTCGACAGGCGAGGAGGGCGCCTTGTGGCTCTGCCCCTCGCTCGTCTGATAGGACGGCGTCGTCGAGGTGACCAGTCGGCTCTCCAAGTGGTCGATGCGGATCGGCAGCGTGAAGAAGTTGTTCAGCTTCTGCTCGGCGATGTTCCGCGCGGTCTTAGATAGTTTTTGGTCGACGATATGGTCCATCTACCCTGCTCCTTCGTTAGCTAGATTGAAAGGCGTCTCCACCCTTGGTAGACGAGTTGTTGTGTCTCATGATGTGTGGCGTGCGGTATGTACAAATGGACAACCTGTGTGCCTTCTTTTCTCGTCAGATATTGTTCTTTTTTGCCTTTGTATTTCACGACTTTGTCACGATGCTTTTGACGCGGGCTTCGTTTCCTTCCCTCCATCTCGTCACCACCGTCCTATACGTCTCGCCGTCGAGGGTCCAGTCGTCCTGTTCCCGTTGAAGCAATTCCGCTGTCTCGATGGGGCAAAGATCATCCTCGACATAGACCAGTTCACTTCTTACGATGCGGTGCCTCCTGATAGAGGCGGCCACGATGATTAGATGTTCCACGTCCCCTTCAGATTTGCGATAAACGATGCCACCCATGCCTTGACCCCTTTCTGTTCGTGCCGACCGATCTGTGACTGGATACGATGTAAAGCTTTGCGTTGACTCTCCCGTTTTTCGAGATAAAAGACGTGCGGATCCGTCTCATTTGCATTCATGTTTGTCACCTCTTTTCCGTTCGACTCGTCTGAGTTGTTCCGAGAAATGACGGAGACACCGGACGACCACGTCGTCGCCCTTCGCCTCGTAACGCTTCACCTCACGGTCTAATGATTTGATGCGGTCCCTACGGTCTTGCTTCAAGCGCTCGCCCCGCCCTTCAATTCGGACATGAGTTTTGCGAGCTCGGCCTCGTCCGGGACCACGGCTTCCAGTTCGGCCTTCTTGCGGGCGGCGTGCTCACGTGACTCGCGTTCTTCTTTCTCGAGCCACTCCGGAGACTTCGCGTCCGGGTTCGTGCCGGCGTGCTGAAGTTGACGCTTTTGCTCTTGGAGACGGATGAGGTCAAATGTGAACAGCTTCTGGGCGATGCAACGGTCGACGATGCGTTTGACGTAGTTGAGCGTACGCTTCTCCTGGATGACCGCCTGTTCGAGCGCATAACGTGCAGATTCGTACGATGCGTCCTCAATCATGTCCTCGAGAGATCCGATGACATACGGTGTCGCCGTACTGATGTTCTGCTGATAAAAACCGACGAGGTCATTCAACTGAGCCGCCACCGCCGCATCGTTTGTCAGTTTCTCTTTTTCTTGTTGTTGTGGTTGTTGTTGTTTTGTTTCTGCTTTTGTTTCTGTTTTTGTTTCTGTTTCTGTTTGTCCGCTTTTTTCGAACGATTCGTCATACGATTCGTGGTACGATTCGTCATTCGTCTTCGGAATGGCTTTGTTGAGCGATTCGTCTAACGATACGTCACACGATTCGTGGCACGATTCGCCATACGATTCGTAGTACGATTCGTAGACCTGTCGGATTCCATCTATCGGGACGTGCTTGCCGACGATTTCGATATAGGGTTGATGCTTCACTTTGGCGAGCTCGGATTTGATGAGATCTTGCACCGGTTTTCCGCCTCGTTTGAAGTTGTACTTCGCCCAGTTGAAGATGACAAGCTCTCGCGTCTCGGTGTTGTAGTCGATGAGTTTGTGATAGGTGATGAACCGGTCCATCAAGGCGTTGACCGTTTCCGGTGAGTAACCGAGCTGGAAGGCCATCTCCTTCTTCGTGATGCCGTAGATGCCGCACTGAGTCGTGTTTGGATTCGTGAGGAGGTACAAGTAGAAGAGCTTGTCCTCCGGCGTGAATTCCTCCATGATTTTCGGGTCTTTCCAAAAGTCTGTCTGTACTGTGCGATATACGCTCATTTCGTTCACTCCGTTCTCTTTTTTAAGGCGATGTGGTCGTTAGAAAGGTAGATCGTCATCCGACAAGTCGATTTTTCCGCTGCCGCTGAACGGGTCCTGGTCGAAACCATTTCTCGCCGGCGGGGCGTCGTCATTCTTCGGTGGTGGCGAATTGTCGCGTCCACCGTCCCCTTTCGAGCTCAGGAAGCGTACGCTGTCGGCGACGACCTCGGCACGATATCGTTTCTGTCCGTCCTGTCCCTCGTAGCTGCTGACCTGGAGACGACCGTCGACGCCGGCCATGCTCCCCTTTGATAGATACTTCGATACGTTCTCCGCCTGTTTGCGCCACACGACGCAATCGATGAAGTCCGCCTCTCGCTTCCCGTCCTGCCCGCTGAACGGACGGTCACAGGCGAGCGTGAAGCGCGTCACGGCGATGCCTGACTGTGTGTATCGCATCTCAGGCTCGCGTGTCAGTCTTCCAACCAATACAACTCGATTAATCATTTGGTCCCTACTTTCTTCGAGGGGATGTCCACCTCGTATTGTTCGTCTCCCTCACGGTAGAAGGTCTCATGCTTCGGCACGATCCAGACCCAGTCATACTTCGGGTTGAATCCTTTCGGGTTGAGCAGGAGCTCGTACCCGACACCGTTCTCGAGCTCGTATTCGTGAATGCGGTCCTTGACGAGCTGATAGTTGCCGTTCGCGCGGTCGAGGTATAACCAGAGAATGCCGTCATCCCGGCGGACCGAGTGCGTCCCCTTCATGCCCGATTTGTACAGGTGGCTCTTGAGCCGGTCATTATGGATGCGGAGACGGTGTCGGCTCATCCGCAACATGTCCTGGTGCTTACGTCGCAGCTTGTGAGATCTCATCGGCCCCGCCCTCCAGTAGATTGATTTGGCGCTGGATGGTGTTGACCATCCCGTCGACCTGTTTCTGCGTGACGGTCAATGAGTAGAATGCTCTGCGTTTCCCACCCTCGAGCGAGATTTCTTTCAGCTCTTGTTGGATGTCGTCAAGGTCGGCCGCGAGTTCGACGAGCCGGTTGACGTCGGCATATAACCGTTCGAGTTGTTCAGGTTCGTGTGTCTGCATGGCGATTCTCCTTTTACAAAATATGTTAATGACTTGTTTCGGTGGTATACTCTCCCAGAAAGGAGGTGAGAGCATGAATACAGTCCTTGATGGAAAAGTACTTGAGTTCCTCGTTTCTGCAGCCACTTCTGCAACGAGGACTGAACCAACTGTTAGATGCCTAGTTCAGGTAGAAGGTGTGTTGTGGTACGGAAATTTCCTTAAATACGAGAAGCACAGTGGTCCGTACATAGAAACTGACTATACTTTCAATTCACGTGTTTTTCTTTTTGACGACAGTGAGAGAGCCAAAGATTTCTTATCGTGTTTGCACGCGCTTCCAAATCGAATCTTCCAAACGAACGTGAACGACAACATGAGATTTGAGAAAGCATTTTTCGAATCCAATAACGTCCTTCGATCACATCAATTTGTTGGAGAGACTTCTAATTCGTTCCTCTACGATGTAGAGAGCATCGACGGAACATTAAAGCTCCCATTCATTCATCTACCTGATAAAATTCATGTGCTTGCAGTAGTAGAAAAGGGTTAATCTACTTCATCGAAGGATTTCTTTGGATGTCTTCAAAGAAACTTTCACCAAGTCGAGCTCTCGGGTATCGATGTTGCCATCTCTGTAAACTCGCTTCATATTCGTGATTTGCGTGGTGAAAGTCCTTCACGAGCTGTAAGGTGAGCTCTTCTTTTATGACTTCTGGAATCTTCTCGTCCGCGACGATTTCTTTAAGCCGGTTGCGCATCAGCGTGATCGGTTTTCTCATGTTCACTCTTGACGGCAATGCTTTCAGTAGGTCAACGATATACAGTGTGATTTCTTCATCATTCATCGCATCGATTGCCTCAGAGGGTATGAGGTAAGGTTGTGTGGCTTTTTGCTGAATCGAATCGAGTAAATCATCTAAATTTTGTTCGCTTGGTTTCATGTCGACTTTCCTCCCTGAATTGGTTGTGCTTACATACCAGATGCCCGGAACAAGTCCTCGTCACGTCGATTGAGGTGATGCGAGACGACGTCAAGTGCCTTCGTTAACGAGTCGATGACGGCCGTGTCAATGACAGGTGCCTCTGTTTCCTTCTTGAGTCGGTCGATGACGGTCTGTTCGAGCATGGTGAGCGTGACAGCGTCGGTCTGCGTGATCATTCAGCGTTCACCTCCTCTGATGCATCCAATGGGACGCACTGGTCGATGGCCTCTTCCGTCAGTGACAGCGGTAGATTGGCGATGAGCACAGCACTCTGTCGCTCAGAATCAAACTTCACCTTGTACCAACCTGTTTCGATGTAAGGATTTGTATCGGCCATATAGATCTGGGCGACCGGCTCGTCCGGATGCTCAAGCATCTCTTTCCGGACATCGAATCGAGGACGCGCCTTCTTGGTATAATCGATAATCTTTCCTACTACCGTCGACATGAGGTAATCGCGTTCCATGTCGTGCACGTCGTCGCCTTCATTGCCGAACGTGAACCATTCTGGCATCTTTGCTTGAAGCAATCGGACGCCCGTATCAGGGTCTACGATGGACATGGAATGGATCATCGGGATGACGGCGTACCGTTCACCATCGATAATCACGATGACCCCTTTGTATGGCACGATCCCGAAGAACTCGCTTCCAGTGTGGAAGTTGATTTTGGTCGTCTTGCTTGAAATCTCGATGGTAGGTGACTGGTTCGGCATCACTCGCTCACTCCTTCCTCGATGTCTTCATCGATAAGATGTAACGCCCCGTAAAACACAGCGCTCATGACGAAAGCGACGGCCGGGATGACCCAGTATTCGAAGCGTGAATTCATCGTGGCCATGAGCCAAAGGCCCGACCCGAGCGCCGTCAGCATGAGCCCGACGCGAATGTGGTCCAGTTTCTGTTGTAGATGCATGTTGCCCTCTCCTTTTCAACTCGCGCCACCCGTGCTACACTGAAACTGTTCAGGTTTATGTGTAGCCGTTTTTCCCGTTTCGGGTGACGCGGCTTTTTTATTTGTTCAGATTGCGGTCTTGTCGTTTGAGCCACCCCTTCAGGAATGCCCTCACCTCCTCTCCCACCATGAGCCACTTGGTTCCGGCCCGGTATTTCGGAAAGTCCTCCTCATAGAAGAATGATTTCAAGATGAACGACTTGCTGAGGTTCGTCTGGCGGCACAACTCTTCCATGTCCCAAAGGAACACGTCGGCGTGCGTCTGTTCGATATGCTGCCGGATTTGCGCCTTGGCGATGTCCAGAATCTCGCTCTCGTCGATGTGGATTTGTAGCATGTTGACTCTCCTTTCTACTCAGCACCCTTTTCGATTTTGTGCATCTCTCCAATTTTGGGGACATCTCTTTAAACATCCGGCAAGTCATAGCGACTGATGTCGAGTCTGTATTTCACGGCCATCTCTTTGATGACTGTCACGTACACGCTGATCAGCTTCTTGTCTTCGGCGATGACATCCAACTTCGAAATCTTGTTGATGGTGGTCTTGGACATGCCGCGGAGTGCCGCTTTCGACTTCCGGTTGTTCAGGCGGATGTTTAAGTCACAGCCCGCTTTGTATTGAAGGAGATTGTAGCTTTCGTTCCGGACCTCCTGGTAATACATTTGGCCACCGAGTTGATGAGCGATGCCGTTGAGCAGTTTGTTGATGCCGTTCCGCCAGTCCTTCAAATCGAGCGACAAGATGTCTCGCATATTCCCGACATCCTCTTTCACGGCTGCCACTTCCTGTTGCATCTTCTTCTGTTCGAGCTCCATGTTGATGAGCAATTGCAGTTGAGGACTGAGCCCCTCGTTCGGGATCGAGTAGCTGCCGGTCTTTCGGATCGACGGCAAGACTTCCGAGGTGACCCATTTCCGGAATTCTTTCGCTTCGTCTTTCCGACTATCAAAGATGACATCGTATAGACCATCTTCGTTTATTACGGCCGCAATTTGAGAGCGTCCAAGCGAATCTTGGATGGTGTGGTTTGAAACCACATCATCGGTTAAGCGGGATTTCACCGAAGAGACATGCTGAATGTTAAGCACCTTGCATACGTCGGACAAAACGAACAACGGATTCTCTTTAGTTCCTACAATTCGAACGTTATGCCCTTCGAATGTTTTCGTTAATTGGTTCACTGCATTACCTCCTGTCTGATTTAACTGTAAAACGGGTAATATATAGTATGTTTATTCAAGATTCTTGAACATGACTTCCAAAAAAATAATGCCCAAAGTTAAGGCCTAATTTTCTCGAGACGTCAACAATACGTTTACCGCTCGGGGTGCCTCCATTTTCCCAATAAGAGATTGTGGATTTTGCAACGCCCAAGTAGTTTCCGAACTCCTCTTGGTTCATTTCAAGAGATTTTCTAAGCTCGATTAAAGTTTGATTCTTTGTACTAACCATTTTTCCTCACCGCCTTTAGTTCAATAACCTTGTACCCTTATATTAAGTTCAAATATACTTGTACGTCAATAGTTAAATCCAATTTTCTTGTACTTTCTTTCTG